GCCTTTTCTTGCACGCATCCTGTTGGGGGTTGCGGTGCTTTGGCTGGTTCGGTCGCTTGTCAGCATTGGTTCTACACCTCGGGTGGAACTTTTATACTGACGAGCGTGGTATGCGGTACGCGAAATTTCGCGACGTATTTTCTAAGGGCGGACTGCTTGATGATGTGTCCGGTTTTGTTTCAGATATCCCTGAGTTTGAAACATTGCCGTCGTACACATCAGTCATGGTGTCCGGACCGAAGAATCTGCGTGGTGAAATTGTTGTCTTTGTGGACAATTGTGAGGTCACAGTCGAAGAGGCGTTCCATTTGTTGGGACGTCCGGCCGGTAGGAATGTTATCCATCCGGTCTTGATCACACAACGCTTGCTGCAGCAACCCGCTAACAATGAAACCAATTTGTTGGCGGCTGTCCTCTTCCGTGTACACAACGATCCGTTTGCGGATTCGGAGTTCACGAGTGAAGAGAGACATGAGAGATGGGCTGAGTTGGGTGCATTCTTTGTCACCCATCTTCTTGATGGGGGACGTTGTGCGGTGTACAGCGTCCAAGACAACATTCAACTCATGGGAAAGAAAGGATTGCGTATCGGAGTCGCGTACGACGAAGATATGAAAGGTAAAATCCAATTCCCGCGCAAAACTATAAACTTGAAATGGAATGAAACCATCTCTTCACAAAAAGAGGTAAATGGATTCATTACCATGAAGCCCCGCGCTATTCAGAATTTACCAGCTTTAACTCACGCCATGATGGGCGGATTCGCTCGCTCTTTTGCAAGTGAATTACATTCCCGGTTTGACGGGCGTGTGTGGGATATTGCTGGGGTCCCTGTTCGTATCTTCTTTGCTTCTGGATACAATCAGGCTGGCCTTTCTGAAATTGGGCGAGTCGCACTGGAGGGTGTCACCACTTTCGCCATGTCGGGAGACGATTCATTCGTCGTCTGGGGTGGGATTGGTGACACTTTTGGTGGGGAAGCTGATCAGAGTCAATTTGATCACACCCAAGATGATGGACCTATGAGGTCTTTCATGCGACCCGTCCTAGAAAATTTCGGTTTTCCTGAAGAGTTCATCCGAACAGCTTATGACGCTTGTTCCTCAGGATACACTCTTAAGAAAAACCGTCTTTTCGCGAAGGGGCAGGCAGGCACGCAAATGCCGACTGGGATTACGACAACGACGTCGTTTAATTCGCTCAGCACACTTGCTATGTTTGTTTGGTTTTTAATTAACCGAAAACGGTTGTCCGGTCTTGTCGACGCTGGGAAAGAACTTGGCTTTATTGTCAAATATTTTCCACGTGATTCGATACAGACGTCCACCTTCCTGAAGGGATGGTGGCAGGACGGACCGCTTGGCCTGCAGTGGGTTCCCTTACCCTCTGCATGCTTAAAGATCGGAAAGCTTTTGAATGATCCTGTGATCATCACAAGGCAGATTCGCAAAGGCCGCAAGGTCTTTTTGCGGAGAAGGACGGCCATCAAAAGATGTGCTTTTGCCCTTGCCCAGTCATATGGGACTGTCGATTTTAGCTATCCTATTTTCGGTGAATTTTTGCGTACAATGGTCCGTCTCGGTGAGCAACCGAGAGTCGTACACGCATCCTTGCATGAGTCATGGAAACCGTCGATGACGGGAATCCAGATCGACCGTGAAAGTGTATGCGAGTCGATGTTGCTTCGCTACAATATCAGCCGTGAGGAAGTTGAGGATGTAGAGAAGCTGTTGCGCACAGTGGTCTCTTTGCCGAGTTATATTGAACACGTCGTGTTCGATAAACTCTGTGAAGTTGACTACTGAGCGCATCAAAAGGCAACAGGCTTCGGCCGGGGATTTGACGATCCCCCCTTTGTGAGTCCAGGGGTTGGAACAATTAATACGAAAATGCCTAATAAAAACAAAAAACAAAATAAAAATAATAAGAACGGTCAATTGGTTCAAATCAATGGCCAAGGTGGTTATTACACCGATAAAGTCGTGCCTTTCATGCGTCAGATTGTCCCTGCGGGGACATTCCGCGCGGCAGGAACCGCAGCCGGCGGTCTTGCAGGAAGTAAATACGGTCCTAACGCTTCTAAGGTGGGTATGTTGGGTGGTGGCTATCTTGGCGGGCAATTGTCTCGGGTCTTAGGATTCGGTGACTATACCGTCAAAGCCAACACCATTGCAACCCAAGGAATGGCCATCCCGGAAGGGACGGAAGTTCCAACTTTCAGACGCGAGGGACGTATGACTAACATCACTCATCGTGAGTTTGTTCAGGACATTGTGATTCCGGCCGTTCCGGCCACCTTCACCAATGTTCCTTTTACAATCAACGCTGCGAATTCCGCTCTCTTTCCGTGGTTGGCTGCTATTGCGGCCAACTATCAGCAGTACAAATTCAACGGACTCGTTTTCGAGTTTAAGACTTTGTCTTCTGACATCACCGCAGGTGGTGCTCTTGGAGCGGTTATTCTTGCCACTAACTACGATGTTAATGATGTTGCCTTCCCATCTAAGGTCATCATGGAGAACAGCGAGTATGCTGTTAGCGCAAAGCCCAGTCTTTCGCAACTCCATGCAATTGAATGCGATCCTAAGGAGACAGCGCATCCAATTCTTTATTGTCGTGATTCTACTCGTGATCTCACAACGGTGTCCGATAACCGTTTGTACGATCACGGAAAGTTCCAATTGGCAACTTCCGGTTTACCGGGCGTTGCCGGAGCGGTCCTCGGTGAACTTTGGGTTACATATGATGTGACCCTCATGAAACCTGAGGTTGCTTCCGCTTTTGTCGGGAGCACCAAAATCACCGGTGGGGGTGTTGTTAGCAACGCCTCTACCTTTGGTACAGTTCCTGTTTTAGCAGGTTCTTTGGTCACCGCGGTTGGAAACACCGTAACCTTTCTTACTGCGGGTACGTTCGTGGCGTACTTGCAGATCACCGGAACAGTCTTTACTACTCCCACCGTAAGTGGGACAGCTACGACTGTTCTGGTTTCGAGGGCTTTCCCTCTGGCAGCAGCTCAAACGAGCTATACACTCGTATACAAAATTACCACTACCGCAGCTCTTCAAACTGTGGTAGTGGATTGCTCAGGTAGTACTACAATAACAGCTAGTACCCTGGGCATGGTGGCTTGCGACGCTACTAATTTTGCTTAATTACCTCCCCTCAGTCACCCTGACTTTAACTGGCGAATGTTGCCGAAAACAACCGCATGATGTCAGCGTCACAGTCAGTCACCCCCCTTCA